TCAGTCTCTTTATATATTAAGCATGTCCCACCTTCATAAACGTGAATTGGATTTAGCGCTCTTAGTTCCATTAAAGATGAGCCATCAATTAATGTAGCACCTGTCCCAAAAAAAGTGTTGCCAAACTCTTGATCAAACTGTAGCTTTGATGTATTAGAAATAGTTTGCTCTTTCCAAGCTTCATCTCTACCTGGAACATCCCACCAATCTACTCTAAATGATTTGTATTCATTTACACCTTGAACAGCACCTTCCCACAATCTATGATACATATTACCAATACCATTAGCCGTAGATGTAATAATAACTTTTGTATTTTTACCAGATGCGATTACGGGATATGTAGATGTATAGAATGTAGCAGCATCTTCTACAAACGCGAACTCATCTAGGTAAAGTAAGTTGACAGACATACCACGAATAGATGATCCTGAAGTAGCAGCTGACACAATACGTGAGTTATTGCTAAACTCAATCGATCTTTTATTGAGAGCTTTACAACCTGGCTGTAGAAAAAAGGGAAGATTTTCTAACATAAGAGTTACCCTGCCCAACATTTCTTGAGCAGTAGCACCTTTGTTAGCTAATATAGCAATCGTTTGTTCTGGTTTGAACAATGCACACCATAGCAAATATGCTACGGAAGAGATAGACTTACCAGACTGACGGCATGCAAGAATGATACTAAAGCGATTGCTATCAAAGTGTTGGAACATATCTTCTTGATATTTGTATAAGTCAAATGGCACCAATCCTTTATCCAAATGGATTACTTTACAGTATGTTCTAGCAAAGTATGAAGGATCACTCATGCATCTTTTATACTCTTCAACTTCACGAACAGTAAATGGTGATACAACACCGTCTCTTTTTATCTGAGCATTACCAAGATAAGTTTCATTCATCTTCTTTAACAGGTGTTACATCTTTCATCAACATTCTTTGTAAGTCAGTAGTTGATCCTACAAAGACATTATTATTAGTAGTTTGGTTGGGTAATTCTTTGAGTGTGTCTTCTTTGTTAAATTCTTTTTTCTTCTTATGCATATCAATAAGGTTACCATTGATATCAGATACGTTTTTCATCATACCTGAAAGTACTTCAAACGCTCTCGGATGTTCAGTAGCTCTAGCCACTTCCATCATTTCTTCTAATGCTTCTGAACCTTTGACTAGTAGATCGTAATAGTTTCTTCTAGCAAATTCAAAATCATTATTAGCTTCACTCGAGTCCAAATCCATAAGTGTATACCTCATTAAAACCATAATCTGAATCTGCAATTACATTAGCATTAGGAGTAATTTCTATACTCACAAAATCACTATCAGCTATTGCAGCTGTGTTAATATCTAGTTTAGGAATAGCTTTAGTAATTACACCTTTATCAGCAATAGGCCCAAAGAAATTAATTTTCATATCAAAAGTCATAGTATAAACAATAGTTCTTCTTTGTTCTACTGCTCCCTCAAAGTCATCACTAAAGTCGACTCCTGTGATAGTAATTGGAATGTCTTCTTTTACATTTGGAAAGTTTGAAAAAGGTTTGATAGTGAGAGTGTATTGAGGATTAAAATATGGCAGTATCTGTTCCACTACTTGCAATGCATCATCTTGATTTTTAGCAAATACACTTAACGAAAAATTAATTATATAGGGAGTGTATATATTAAATTTATTTCTGTTTGAAGAATTACTTCCTACTTGAGTAAAATTAGTTGTCTTAGCTAGTTGTCTTGTTGGATCATATTGAATACCAACAATTTCAAATGACATTCTAGGTAGTTTTAAAGCTATTTTTTGATCTGTGTCAAGATTAGGTTGAGCAGATATACGATCTAAAAACTTTTGCTTTGGTGCATATGACAATGGAACCATAATAGTATCAGTAACATTGCCAGATGCATTTTTTCTAAGAATATGCATCTTGTTAAATAACCTACCAAACAAGGCAACTGCTTTTCTTGTCTTACTGTGATAAAAATATAAATCTCCTCCAATTGCCATTACAGATCTCCAAATGGATTAGATTCAGTAAAATCAATAAAGTCAGTTAGTGATTTATAATATCTATTTGTAGGAGTTTCAAATGTATTGAAGAAACCAGTCACGGTCCTCGTTAATGTTGAACCAGTTGAACTAGTTGATTGGATGGGTAAAGAACTTCTAAATTCATGAAATTTATTATCACTAGCTCTTAGATGAGCAATTCCAATACTATTATCTGAATCGTTGTGAGACACTATCTCAGCTGTCAGTATTGTCCCATCTGATAATGTTTGAGTTAAATTATTTCCTATTACAAAATCAATATCACTTGAGTCTGAAAGCCCAAGAAAAAATTCTTCAAATTTATTGCTTCCTTCAACGTCATCTATTTCAGTAACATTTGTATCAAACTCTTCACTACTAAACTCAAATAACTCACATCTTAGTTTGTATGTTGGAAGATTAGATAATTGATAGAAGGGTTGCTCATGCTCAACATGAGTTATTTCAAACAACTTTTGAGAGAATGGAATATAAAGAACATCACCTTCTAAAGGTCTAACTGCTGAGATTTCATTGTCATATCTTTTTATTGTTTGATCCCATCTTCGTCTCGAAACAACAAATGTAGCTTGGTCTCTTATCTCAACACCAAATTTACTAAACAAGTCTCCTTCACCATCGAAGCCCTCGAGGTTTTCAATGTACATTTCTATTTTGTAGGAAGAATTAAATCTCGATGTTACTTCGTTGAGGACTTTATCTTCATTGATAATGTCTCTTGGAAGATAATAAACATCTTGACCATACATCTGTAAAGATTCAATAATGATATCTTCATAGACATTCTGTTCTGATTTTACACTTTGACTAAAGTATGGATTGGTTGCCATATCTTACCCCATGAAGAAGTCAGCTGGCATCTCATGTTCAAGACGAATAGATTCTCTTAACCTATCAATATCAGATGATGCATCATCAAATAATTGTCGTCCGTTTAACATAACTCCACCAGGAAGTTGCATGCCTTCAAACTTAATTAAGTTTGCTCCCCACTGCTGTTTGATAAGAGCAGTGGTATATTCTTTTAACCACATATCGTTAAATACGCTTGTGTGTGTAGAAGGATCAATTATCTTATAGACTTCTGCAACAATGTAATCACCCACTTGTATATCTTGATCAACAAATTCTCCAAATATATACAGTCTGCTTTGTTTTCTTGAAAATTGAACTTGCGGATGGCCATTTAGTTTCATATCTAACAATGACAAATACTGTTGCATTTGTTCATAGTAGGCAAGGTCGCCAATGTAAGTATGCATGTTAGCTATATCATTAAGATGCAACTGATACTTAATGTCAAAGAAGTTTCTTGACATTTGCCCACCATGCACTTTAAACATCTTGGATAAAAATTGAATATCAGTAGATAGTGGGATGTATTCATTAGTTACATCATCTGAAGTAACAAGATGTTTTAGATAAGTTCTTAAAGTGGCATCAGAATGAAACTCTTGATAATACTGCAAAGCTTCATCGACCCGGTCCTCCAGCTGATCAGGATCCACATTGATCTCGATCACTGGGTCACCAAGTCGACGCAGGCAGTAGTCAATTAATGTAGCTCTACTTGTTGGGTTTGCCATTTTAAAATCCTTAATAGTATTGCTACTATTTATAAGGCAAAAAACTTACAAGAAGCTATGAATTTTTAGTTACAAATGCATCATACCAGGCACCTAAATCAATAACTGCGATCCCAGCATCGGAATCTCCTTGATTCATTGGTGTGGCATATGTGACAAAGTCTGACTTGGACAATGATGTAGCATTACTACTATCGATGTAAAACTTACCACCTAAGTCAGCCCATCCTACATAGTGGCCATCTGAATGGTTCCAATGTCCGCGATCCTCAACATACCCAGGGACAGCTCTGCGACCGTCTTCCCGGATTGTCATTTTGTATTTAATTACTGCCATCTGATTGTTCCTCTCCGTCTGCAGTTTTCTTACTTTCCAACAAGTTCATATATTCAGTATTGAACACATTTGTCTTACCATAGATACGCTCTGTGGTAGCATCTGCATTCTTATAGTATTTATCACCCATTTGATCTAGAAACTCTTCCAATTCATTAGAATGTGGAATCTGACCATTTTTAATCTTATTTGCTGTATGGGCAATATATCCTTGAACTTCTGTAAGTCCAGCTTGCGGATGGACTCCGTACTGTTGCATGTACTCAATAGTAGCAGTCGATGCACGACCACCATCCATTAAATTACGATACATAAGTTCAAAACCACGTCGAACATGATGTCGTTTCTCTTCTTTCTCAAACTCTTCTTCATCCCAATCTTCAATACCATTCTTTTCTTTAATAGCATTGTAACTGTCAATTAGTGTTGCTATATCTTTAAAAGAACCGTTGATCTTACTTTCCAAAGAGGTTATAGAAACAAACGCAAGTCTTAACTTTGCTTCTAATACTCCATCATCTGGATTATCTAATAGTTGTCCTTGTAACTTATCTATTTCTTTTCTTTTCTTGGCATGACTGACTTGTGCTTCTGCCAAAGCCATTTTACGCTTCTCTGCTTCAGCCATAACCTGTCTCATCATTCTCATAGGAGATTGACCATTTAACATTGTGATAGACATCATAGACAAAGTTGTCTGTGAATTGTTTCTGTCAAATGCTCTGGTCTTTTCTTCTAGCTCAGGAAGATAATCGTTTACCTTCTTAACCGCGACTGGGTTAATTGTGTTTTTTGAGATTGTGGGGAGACTGAATGTAACTGTATCATTAATAGTTAACGATGTTGATTTTTTTTGTTCACTCATAACAAATCCTTGGTTTGTGATATTTCATTGTAATATATATATGTTTGGTTGACAACTAATTAATAGTCAATATTGTTTGAACTGTAATCACTTGGTAATGAAATACCTTTTGCATCACCACCATCTATTCCATTACTATCAATAAAGCTTCCACCAAAAGATAACTTACTTACATATACATTATTCCATTTTTTAGTAGCTGAACCCAACGCTTTGGTATTAGCTGCTGCTGGGATAAAATTAAAATTAGCACTATCTACAACACCTCTTATACTAGTGGTGTTGATTGTATTACTTCCTAACTTCGTAGTTACATAAGAAGAATCTATCAATGAAATAATTTTAGCGGAATCAAATCCTATGTTTGTCAGGCCAGAAACATCAGCTATAACAATTGAACGCGAAGTGGTTTTGTCTGAATCACTTCCAGTCACAAAAAAACTACCAGTGGCAGCACTATCCATATCTCTTGCAAAATCAGCTAAACTTCTATTTTGTATAGTTGTCATATCTTTTCCTTATGCTGCATTTCCTGACGCTCCAGCATCTTCAGCATTATACAATAAAGTAATTAAATCACCAAAGTCAGCTGCATTACCTGGAGTTGCAATAGTTACATAATCTATCATATCTTCGCCCCATTGGCTACTTCCCATTATTAAACCTCTAGTACCATTACTACAGCATGCCGTGTCACTTTTTGATGATGTCATGTCACCAAAGTCTGTAGCATTTCCAGGAGTTGCTATAGTAACATAATCAATGACGTTACTGGATCCTCCACCACAAAAAAGTCCTCTAGTAGTGTTTCCTATAACACCAGTTCCTCCTGAGGCTCTAGAGGTTGTAGCATCTCCAAAGTCAGCTGCATTGCCTGTAGTCTGAGTTGTTACATATTCAATAATATTTGTACTTGAATTACTGGAGTTTTCCCCTAGACCAAATAAGGAAAAAGTTAAATCTGCAGCGCTCATCAGATAATCTCTACCAGTGGCTAGATCCCCAAAGTCTGTTGCATTTCCAGGGCTAGCTATAGTAACATAATCCATAATATTAACTGCCCCATCGTACCCACCAGCCCAAATGCCTCTTGTTATATCTCCAGCAGCTGCTATCTTGGATCTTGCACTTGTAAGGTTACCAAAGTCAGTGGCATTACCTAAACTTGCTATAGCAAAATATCCCATATCATTTACTGATTCCCCAGAACTACTTGCAGTACCCCCGCCAGCTACAGCTATTGAACCACTAGAAACAGCGGCATGACCTCGATTACTAGCTACCATGTCTCCAAAATCTTGAGCATTAGCAAGAGTAGTAATATCTACATAAGATATATGACTAACTGAACCGCTTGGAGGCTGCCCACCTATATTCAAACCTCTGTCACCATAAAAGGATGAAGCTCCACCACCAGATGAATACAAACCAGCGGAGTCACCAGAAGAATAAAAGTAAGCTAACTGTGTCCAGGTAGAAGTTCCATCACCAATCTTTATTCTACCAAATGAAGCACTGTCAGCGCTATCCCATGCATAGCCTATTTCACCAGCAAGCAAAGCAGGATTGGCACTGTCCCAAACAGCTGGACTATCTTTTCTCATTTGTAATCTTATTGCCATATTTTTTCCTTATGCCGCATTACCAGACCAAGCGCCATTTCTACCGCTTGTTGTTGTTAAATCTCCATGATCCGTTGCATTACCTGGAGTTTGTATCGTTACTATATCCACAATATTTGTAAGCGAGCTTCCTTCACCTGCAACAAATACAGCATAGGTACCATTACTTGTTGCTGAGGGTTTTCGAACTACACTCAGGTCACCAAAGTCTGTTGCGTTAGGAGCTGTCGCTATAGCAATATACTCTATATCGGCGGTATAAGAACCCCCGCTAGCGTTTGGATCATAACCACTGGCAATTATTCCTCTTGTAGTATCTGAAGCTCCATTTAAAGGATTTTGAGCTTTAGTTAAATCGCCATGATCAGTTGCATTTCCTGCAGTAGCAATTGTTACTTTATCAATAGATTGTTTATAAGTTCCAGACCCACCTATACGACCATATCCACCCGCAAGAAGGCCATATGTATTATTGCTTATCCCAGCTCCTTGAGATGCTCCTTCTGTCAGCTCGCCAAAATCTGTAGCATTTCCTGTCGTATCAATTGTTACATATTCTATCTTTTTGTTTTCATAAGTAGGTGATGCTCCTTGCACATAACCTCCAAACCACAAAGCCCTTGTGCCGTTAGATGCAGTAGAGAGAGCACTTTTGTCTTGAGACAAGTCTCCAAAGTCTGTTGCATTACCGGTTGTAGCTGTCGTAATATAATCTATCGTATTTACTCTTGGATTCATACCTGCACCAAAACAACACCTTGCGGAACTTCCTGCAGCTGCCGGAGCACGTGCTACTGTAAGATCACCAAAGTCAGATGCATTCCCACTAGATGTAATATTAAAGTAATCAATACTATTTAACCATGCACTACCATTAAACCCATGAGCATGAAGACCTCTGTCACCACCCCAAGTGAAAGATGCTCCACCAGCACCACTGCCACCAGAATAATCTGATGCTGCAGTTCCTCCATCAAATAAAATATGATCAGTTGAGAGCGCTATTGTATGAGAACTTATCTTTATAGTTGTTCCTGAATCAGCAAAAACATTTGATATACCTTTGGAGTAGTTTCCAATCTTTACAACTTCTCCTGCTGAGTCTGGAACTATATGATTAAGTCCACTATCTGTTATAACAGTGGTAACATTTATGCCTGGTGTTCTTGTGGATAGATAATTTGAGCCAATTAGATTGATCGCGGCTGTAGAATCTACATCTGCTCCTGTTGGATAATCAGAGATGTCAGAATAGTCTAGAGTTTCAAACACAGCTCCACTAGCACGCTTAGCGAGAAATGTCCCATTAGCCGCACTATCTAGAGATGTCGCTAAGTTTCCTAATGTTCTATTCAATGCCATTTATTTTCCTTATGAAGGTGATCCAGCGCAAGCAGAAACACTTTTATTTGATTCAGTTGGATCACCAAAGTCTGTTGCATTGCCTGGGGTTGCAATAGTTATGTAATCTATGATATTATCATTCCCGCTGTTATCATTCCCAAAAGTAAAAATACCTGTTGTTCCATTTGAACAACCACTTTTAGTTTGTCTGGCGACAGTCAAATCTCCAAAGTCCGCAGAATTGGCTGCTGTTTGTATAGTAACATAGTCAATGACGTTTGTTCTATTAGCATCATTTCCTCCACCCCATACTCCAATTGTTGCACTAGAAAGTCCTCCAACAGCTGCTCTACTCATAGTTAAATCACCAAAGTCAGTTGCGTTACCAGCTGCAGCAATTGTAACGTAATCTATGACATTTGAATAACCCCAACTAGATGTCCATCCACCTGCATTAAGCCCTCTTGTAGCATCTGCGCAACTACCTGTTTCATATTTTACAGCAGTACCATCACCAAAGTCTGTTGCATTACCAGCAGAAGCGATTGTAATGTAATCAATGTTGTTTATCATAGTACTAGTATATCCACCAAAGAAAAGTCCTCTTGTTCCATTGGAACAACCATCTAAACCTCTTCTTGCACCTGTTAAATCACCAAAGTCAGTTGCGTTACCAGTAGTTGCAATTGTAATATAATCTAAGATATTTGTATTAACATTTGATCCTATATTACCACCACCAAATACCCCTCGCGTAGTGCTTGATACTGCAGCAAGATCATATGAATTTCT